ATCCAGACCGTTGGCAAGCAGACAGGCATAGGCTTCGTGCAGCGGGTGGTTGGTGTCATCAAGTTGGGTTCGTTGAGCCATGATAAAAACGTTCTTTCTGTGTCGGTCCAGGCTTGCGAGTCAGACGTCAGGGGGGGGCCTCCGGCGGCCTGGCAGGGGCCTGATTGAAAAAATCCCAAAACCAGAAACTTCCAAACAGGTTCAGTTTCCATGGTCGGGGAAATTACAGAACGAATGTTGCACTACCGGGTCGTCCCACCGTGGACACGTTGAAGGGTTCGAGGTACACCAACATGAAGGAGTTGCGTTTTTCGTGAAATGGCCAAGTCTGGCGGGTGGCGTTTGCATTCGATCCCCAGCGGAAAGCCGTCCTGCTGGTAGGCGGTGACAAGGGTGGCGCAGACCAACGTCGGTTTTACAAAAGATTGATCGACGTAGCCGATTCTCGCTACGACGCGCATTTGGGCACACCGGCCCAACAAAGTAAGGAGAAGTCCAATCATGCCAAGAAAACTCGATGATGTAATGGCTGCGCTGCCAAAAGAGCGCCAGCAGCGGGTGGAAACGCGAGCCATGGAATTGGCCACACTGAAGGACCTGCGCCAAGCTTCACAACAAACGCAGGAGCAGCTTGCCTCTGTTCTGGGTGTCGGACAGGACACCATCTCCCGACTCGAAAAGCGTAGCGACATGTTGCTCTCGACCCTGCGTCACTACGTGGAAAGCATGGGCGGAAAGCTTGAGCTCGTAGCCCAGTTTCCGAACCGGCCGCCGGTGGTAATTGAGCATCTTGGGGTGGATGCAAGCCATGGCCGTAAGACTCGCGCAACTGCAACTGCTTGATGCGGCCCAAGGGGCTGTTTACGGACGTTAATTCATATTCGAAATTGCCACCATATATTGAAATCCCAACTCTTATCGGTTGGGATTTTTTTTGCCTATTCCCCCAGTGAAACGGCACTTTCCCTCGCGAGCGTCCACCTGCCACACCCCCCTTTTTGGGTGGCATTTCCGGTCATTTTCTCTCTCTGTTCTCTGTTTCTCATCCGAGTGCTCGCGAGCGTTCGCGACCATGTTTGTATATAAATCAACAACTTACGTGGGCCAAGTTTGCAAATGAAAACTCCTAAGCAGAGGCGACTAGGTGTCGGCTGTCCACTGATTGTGTAGACCTGCCATGCTCAATACCAAAGGAATGCGTTTCCCAATCGATGTGATCTTGGTGTGCATTCGCTGGTATGCGGCCTATCCGTTGAGCTACCGCCATTTGGAAGAAATGATGGAGGAACGTGGTGTTCAGGTCGACCATTCAACCATCAACCGGTGGGCGATTCGTCTCCTGCCGCTGCTGGAAAAAGTGTTCCGTAAACACAAGCGCACAGTGGGTGAGAGTTGGCGCATGGACGAGACCTACATATTGGTCAAGGCGTTTGGAAATACCTTTACCGCGCAGTCGACAAGGCCGGCAAGACGATCAACTTTTTGCTGACGGCCAAGCGAGACAAGAAGGCCGCGATGCGCTTTTTCGAGAAGGCCATGAAGACCAATGGCATCCCTGAGAAAGTCACGATGGACAAAAGCGGCGCCAACAAATTGGCCATCGATCAGATCGTCAAAGACAAAGACATTGTGGTCGAAGTTCGCCAGATCAAATACCTCAATAACATCGTCGAGCAAGACCACCGGGCAGTCAAACGAAACACCCGACCCATGCTCGGATTCAAGTCATTTCGAGCGGCTGCAAATGTGCTGGCCGGCATTGAATTGATGCACATGATTCGCAAAGGCCAGATGGCCATGCCAGGTTGCGAAGGGATGTCTTTTGCAAACCAGTTTTACGCGCTGGCAGGGCAAATCCGCCCTGCATAAGGATGGTGAAGCGTCCAACGGGAAAACCTTGTCCTCTCGCAATTAACGCGACAGAACCATGGGTGTGTTGTTGGGTTCGGTCGCGAACCGTTAGCCCCGCATTTGCCGCCGGAGGCGCAAATCACTAGGAACTGCGCCATTTTTTGTCAAAACTGGCGCAGTTAGGTAAACTGCGCCAAAATTGCGCCATTCCAAATCTCAAACTGCGCCAACAACATCATGTCTTCTACCACTGACTTACTGAGCAGCATTCAGGCATCCCAGAGCGGATTAACGCTTGCCGAGCTCCTGACTGGGAACCCTGACATTGCCAGGCGAACGACACAGCGCCTGATCGCAAAGCTGGTTCAGAGCGGCCAAGTCAAAGCGCTCGGTGAAGGCAGAGCCAGACGCTATTTTTCTGTCGATGTCCAATCTGGCACAGTCACATTAGCCGCCAAAGTCGATATTTTCCCCAGCTTTATCCCCCTGTCTGCGGACAGCCAGGACATTCTTCTGTACATCGACCAGCCGCCAGAAGCTCGCAAGCCCGTGGGCTACCAGCGTGATTTTCTGGATGCCTACCGCCCTAATGAGACCTGGTATTTTTCCGAGTCGCTGCGCCGTCAATTGCACAAGATGGGTAGGACGCCTGACGTTGATGCACCTGCTGGCACTTACAGCCGCGCCATTTTGAATCGCTTGCTGATCGACCTGTCATGGGCATCGAGCCACCTAGAAGGCAACACGTATTCCCGGCTCGACACGCGTGAACTCATCGAGCACGGCAAGGCCGCACGGGGCAAGGCGGCTATCGAAACACAAATGATTCTGAACCACCGGACGGCGATTGAGTTGCTGGTCGAAAACATCGACAGCGCCGAGTTCAACCGCTACACCTTGATGAACTTGCACAGCGCCCTTGCGGAAAACTTGCTGCCCAACCCAGCCGATGAAGGGCGAATTCGTCGGCACGCCGTCGATATCGGCAAAAGCGTCTATCGCCCCCTGTCCGCACCACAGCAAATCGAAGACGCGCTGGATGCACTGCTCAGCAAGGCCAATCAGATTCGAGACCCGTTCGAGCAGTCCTTCTTCATGATGGTGCACTTGCCTTACTTACAGCCTTTTGCGGACATCAATAAACGGACCTCCCGATTGGCCGCGAATTTGCCGCTGTTCCGCGCCAATTTATGTCCGCTGACTTTTCTGGACGTACCGGAGCAGGCCTACAGTCGCGCCACACTCGGCGTGTACGAAATGACCCGGGTCGAGCTGCTGCGCGACCTGTACGTATGGGCCTACGAACGCTCGACGCAGGAATATCAGGCCATCAAGCAAGACTTGGCGGAGCCCGATCCCCTTCGCTTAGCCTGGCGTGACTTCATCAAGCAGACTATCCGTGATGTCATAACGCAACCGGAACTTGACCCACTCTCTGGCATTCAGAGATCCGTGGCGCAGCGTATTCCTGAGCACGAGCAACCCTACGTGCAGGCACTGCTCGTCGAAGAACTCCGGCGCCTGCATGAGGGTGTTCTGGCGCGCTATGGTTTGCGACCCTCAGAGTATGCAGCTTGGAAGGCGCTACATGGACATTGACGAAGGCGAGTTCAAATCCGTGAAAAACAATTGAAACGCCGTCCGTAAATCGATGAAATTGTTTGCATTGAACCGGTCGTTTTCATTGGGAAACGACGAGCGATTTCGCACTGGCTAGCTCTGCCAAGTCAGGCCCTGCGATCGCTATTCCCAGACCGACCGTCTGCCGATGGCGTTCAAGGGCGGTACCTCGTTGTCCAAGGTGTTCGGGGCCATCGCGCGGTTCTCCGAGGGCGTGGACATCACGCTCGACTATCGCGGACTGGACAGCAGCTTTGACCCATTCGCAGCGGGTCTGTCAAACAGCCGACTCAAGAAGTTCAGCGACGAGTTGAAGTCCTTCGTGCGCGATCACGCCCACGGTGTCGTGGCGCCACATTTCCAAGCCCGACTGGCCACCGAGTTCAGCGCAAAGAGCCATCGCATCGAAGTCAGCGATGACGGTGAGCAACTGCGCCTGCACTACCCGAGCGTGCTGGAAGCCAGCACAGACTACGTGGGAAACAGCGTGCTGTGATCACCAAAGCCAAAAACCGATGGCGAGCTTGAATCAGCGTTACGCTGCCAGCAGCACTTTCTGCGCGTGCCAGTCATCCGGCATTGACCGGCGCAAAACGAATTCCAGATTGATCGAAGTCAATTCAGCTCTGGCCACAATCGTTTCCAGTAATCCGGGAGCCAGTAACGTGAGGCGGAGCAAGCGCCGCACTTGTGTGACGTCCATCTCTTCCAAGCGGGCGATGTCGCTAATGGTTTGAACCTTTCCGTCATCGAGCAGCCGCTGCCAGTAGTGCGCCGACCCCAACGCCCGAAGCAATGGGCTGTCCTGATTGGTCTTGCGTTCCCGTTTCTCCAACGCCGCTTCGACCACAAACTCCTGCGGCGCATCAATTGGCGTGATGACTTGCCGCCGCACTCCGCGTTTGACCAGCGTCCAGGGAATGAACGTTTCCATTTGCACGCCACCCGCCGGGCTCGGTGCTTGATAAGTTACGGGTGCGCCAGTCAGTAGACCGGTGTGCTTCTTTGCCATGTTTCCCCCTTATTCAAAACTCGCGATGATGTCGCGCTGGGCCTGCCAGACCACTGGCAGCGGGTTGCGCTGTAACCACATCAGCGTCAGCCGCCGTGGCTGGCGCCCAGCCATCAGTTGGGCAACGATGTCCGGCGCCAGCAACGTGAGCCGCATGAGTTCGTTGATGCACGAATGGTGCAGACCTTCCTGGCGAGCGATGTCGGATCCGCTTTTTGCAATGCCGCTGTCAAGCAGGTGCTTCCAATAAAAAGCTCGACCCAGGCCTTGGAGAAGGGTGGCATCAAATGCGGGCGCACCGGTGGTGGCCAATTGCTGCACTCCCCGCCTGGCCAGAGTCATTGGCACAAAGGACTCCAGAGCGTCGTTCATGCTGTTGCCTCCGTCTCAACCAGTTCGGCACCAATGCTCTGCGGTGTGAATTCCCCAATCAGCGCCTTCCATCCCAGCGCACGCCATTTCACCTTCAAACCACCGCTGACCAGATCAATACGTTCGATCATCAGGTTGACGATCCGGTGGCGCTCAGTGGGGAACAGCTGCTCCCAGACATCACCCAGCTTGACCATGGCCATGACGGTAGTTGCCTCGTCCACCTGTGAGCCAGCGTTTTGAACCTGCCTGCACACCGCCGCGATGGATTCAGGACTGGACAGCACGGTCTTGATTTGTGCCACCGTGGCGGCTTCAACCTCGGCCGCGGGCATGCGCTCGGAGGTTTTGCCCAGGGCACCGAAGCGCGATTCCGACTTGGACATGTAGTAGTGGTACTTGCGCCCATTTTTGCGCGTGTAGGTCGCGTACATCGGATCCCCGCTGGGCGCAAAGAGCAAGCCCCGCAACAGGGAGTCGGTACGGGACCGTATTTGAGTCGCGCCCGCCCTGGCATGGGGATCCTTGGCCAGTACCTCGTGAACCTGTCCCCACAGCCCATGGTCAAGGATGGCGGGGTGAGCGCCAGGAAACCAGCTGCCCTTGTGCGACAGCTCACCCAAATAGATGCGGTTGCGCAGCAACTTGTGCAGATACTTCTTGTCGATCTGCGCGCCAACACGCGTTTGACCGTCCTGCGTCGTCCAGGCCTTGGTGGTGATGCCCTCCAGCGACAGGGTGCGACCAATCTTGGTGGGGGATCCCACCGTCAGCATGTCGGCAAAGATGCGTCGCACAACCGCAGCTTCAATCTCGTTGATGACCAGCAGGCGGTTTTGGACGTCGTAGCCCAGTGGCGGCACACCGCCCATCCACAGTCCCTTGCGTTTGCTGGCTGCAATTTTGTCGCGAATGCGCTCGCCCGTCACTTCGCGTTCAAACTGGGCAAATGACAGGAGGACGTTGAGCATCAAGCGCCCCATCGACGTGGTGGTGTTGAACTGCTGGGTGACGGAAACAAAGGACACGCCCTGGCGTTCGAACACTTCCACCATTTTGGAGAAATCCGCCAGGCTGCGAGTGAGTCGGTCAATCTTGTAGACCACCACGATGTCGACCAGGCCGCGCTCGATGTCCGCCATTAGCCGCTTGAGTCCTGGTCGCTCGGTATTGCCACCAGAAAACCCTGGGTCGTCGTAATCGTCGGCCACCGGAATCCAGCCCTCCGAGCGCTGGCTCGCAACGTACGCATGGCCAGATTCCTTCTGGGCATCGATGGAGTTAAATTCTTGCTGAAGCAGTTCGTCAGAGGAAACCCGGCAGTAGACCGCGCAGCGTTTGCGCGGTTTGGTCTGGGCAATTGTGTTTGTCGTGCTGACCGTGCTCATTTTGAATCCTTCGCCGTGCCACGAAGGCCAAAGAACAATGGTCCCGACCAGCGGGTGCCGGAGATCTGGCGCGCTACCGATGACAGACTTTTGAAGGACTTGCCTTCGTAATCGAAGGTGCCCTGGGCAGTGACCGTGACCTTGTGGTCCCGTTCACCCCACTCGCGTACCAGCACGGTTCCGGGTGCGAGATGGATTTCGCGTGATTTTTGGCGACTTTTGATCTTCGAGTGGCGGATGCCGATGTTGACCAGCTGGCGCTGGGTGTCAGGCGAGAGGCCGCCAAAGGCCGCTTCTTGCAGCTTGTACGCCACTCGGGACTGCAAGTAGCTGCGGTTCGGGTTTTCTGGTCGCCGTGGGTAATGCTGATCCCACAATGCCCACAGGTCGGCAATTGGCAAAGTGGACAGGGCGACTACTTGCGCGGCCACAGAATTTTTGGTGTCGTTCATCAGAACCTCGTTGGTTGATACGGGGTTGTATGAACGCTCTGCCCGGGCACAAAGCCAAGGTCAATTGGTCTTTCTTTCTCGGCATTGGCGAGATAGCAACGGGTAATCGCTGCTGCCAGGATTGATGTGATGTCGGCAGCGCGCGCGGCGGGCGACATTGCTGACGGAGGAGTAAGTTCGATGGTTTTCATGACTGCGTCGTGGAATGGAAACAGTCATCAATGATGTCCTTATTCTTCCGAACAGGATGGCAACGCAGGGCAATGGAACGATTGACTTTAGTCGGTCAACACTTCTTCAACGATCTCGATTTCGCTCTCATCATCGTCAACGAGTTCGTCAAGCAATGGCAAGTTCAACTGCCAGGCGTGGGCGCCCTTGACTTTCACAAGGTAATTGCGCCACGGTGACGTTTTGGAGAACAAGTTGGCCGGTGAAGCACAGCTGGTGCCGCCCATCAGCACTTTGGTGTTGACGTGTGGTGTGCCGTCTGCATAAGCAGTCACGAGCCGTTGCAGCACCGCAATCTTCCCTTTGCTGGTGACTTGCCATGGGGCTTTTCCGGGGATGTGGAGCACTGCTGCGTTTCCATCCTGTGATACTTTGAGGTTGATTGCGGTACCACCCATTGCAGCCTGCTGGCCGTGTCGATACGCAACCTTGAGTCGCGCAGTATCGATGGCCGTGGCAGACTGACCCAAAGCCAGCACTTCCTCGACAGGGATCACCACGTTCGTACCGGCAAACGGGAACGGAATCGACGCCGTCGTCAGCACGATTCCGGGGATGGCACGCGGTTTCAGGCGCAGGGCTGCATCGACCCTGGCGTACTGGCGCTCGTTAGACATCTTGGCCGCAAAGTACAGTGCTGCCGGATACCCATCGATATCGAGTTCCCCGAGAAACACCGGTTCATCGTCGAGGTGCCTGACACGCACTCCCTGCAACGCACTGCCCAGTGCCGTGATGATCTCCTCGCGAAGCCAAGCCAGATCGACTTTCCAGCGTCGCGCATGCTTGGCGGGCAGCATCACGTCGTTCCCAGTCAAAGGGTCAGAGTAGCGCACCTGATTGCCATCTGCACATCGTTCTAGCGTCACGCAGAAGCGTTCACCGTCAGCGAGATCGACAACCTTTTCGGTGATCCGGTCGCCCTCGGTGATGATGCCTTCATCCTCAAAGCGGTCGATGTCAATTCCCAGCTGCGCCAGGGCGAAGCCATCCATTGGACTGGTGGCGCATTCGAGCAGCTTGGCTACTTGCATGACCAGATTCGGATCGTCTACACCGGAGCCCGGGTGCAGGGGTTTGAGAACGCCCAGCGACTCCAGCAACTGCGTTCCAGCTTGTTTCAGCCGTTGGTCTTTTTCACCTTGCAAGCTGCATCGTCCCGGTTCAGCCAGTGCGATGGTCAGTGGCGTTTCCGTGGTGTCGCCATCGAACAGAAGATTGGCCATTAGCGTTACGCCCAGAATGGCCCCAGTCTGAGAGAACGGGTGGTCGCCCCAGCGCCCACTGATGACATCGTGCAGATCGATGCCGCTATCGATGTGGAGGGACACCGCGTCGGTGGAATGACCGAGCAAGGCCTTGGCTTCGGTCAAGTAGAGGCGCTCAACCTTGGCTCCTTCAAGGCGCGGCTTTTCATCTTTCAACGGCTGGGCGAAGCGAGACAGGTCGTAGCGCGAACGGTTCAGTGGGCGGTTGGACAGCGGCATCTTGAAGCCGTACTTGGACAACACGTTCGCCAGCGGAGCCCTGGTGGACAGTGTGTGCGCATAAACCTCGACCACCTTGCGATCCGGCGAGTAAATTAGCGTTGCGTCACGTGCGGGGAAGTAGCAGAAGGCGCGTCGGTTGCGGTTGACCACTTGCACGGCCGACACCTGATCGCCAGCGAAACGTACGACCAAGTAATGCGTAGTCTTTGTGTCGCCGTTTTTGCTTGTACTTTCGAGCGGCACGTAGACCACCTCGCACGGTTCACCGAGACGCATGACGCGGGTCAGTTGCGATTCCAGTTCCTTTTTGACCGAGTCATTCCAGAGGAACGGGGGTGCTTCATCGCACGGGATGTCGAAGGCGTCGTACAGGCGCTTGTTTCCTCGGATGTCGCCAGTATTGAGTATCGACTCGGCCACATCGAACAGCCGTGCCGCGTCATCCGAATGGGTACGCATCCAGACCGAGCGACCGATTTCCCCACCGTCCTGCGCCGTGAACACGGCAATCAAGTCGGCGTCGTTCAATTGGTCGGCCACGGCGGCTAGGATGGTCGATCCGCGAGGTGATGCGAGCCGAAGAATTCGAAGCGCCTCACGCTCGGCAGGGTCGCGCTGCTCCTTGCGCAGGTGCTTGACGTGTTCCAGTAGTGCGGGATGAATCGCAGAATCATGTTGCGACCAGTCAAAGCCGCGCTCGATAGCTTGGCACTCGGCAACAGCACAGAAGGTCTTGATGACCGAGGTCGGTGCGTTTTCAATCAGTTCCAGCAAACAGTGTGCGTTGATGAGGGTCTTTTTGCCCATACAGTCTTCCAAAATGTCAGTTGATGGCCGTTTATATGGCCACAGTCCATTGGCGCATGACCGCCACCGATTGAGTCAAACCCTGTGCCAACAGGGTGTCCAAGTATTCGTCCGCCGTCTTGGGCGGATTCTTCAATGACCGCCGATGACTGGCCACCGCCTCCAGCACACCAGCCGGTTGTAGATCCAGAAGATCGACGATGAAATCGTCCGGGTGCTGGGCCGCGAGGTTGTCGGGTTTGAGCGCCTCAGCCGGGAAGTCTTTGAGGTTGAAGGTCACGATCAGGCTGGCACCGGAGTGAATGGCGGCGGCCACCACGTGCCGGTCATCGGGATCGGGCAAGTTGATCGCCGCAATCAGATGCTCGAAGCCAGTCACCAAGCAATCACGCACGTTCGAGTTCATCAAATCACGGGTCCGACGCAACTGCGCTGTGGTCAAGTCGGGGCGACTGGCTAGCACATTGCGTGTCCACTCGTCATGGATCATGTCGCTCCAGCGCGCCCGGTACAGATCTGAGAGCGCCAGATGCATCAGCAGATCGCGCAGAGGTGCCGGATAGAGCACGCAGGCGTCATAGACGACGGTGAAATGAGAACTCATTCCCTCAGTACCCCATGCCGAGTTTCTGAGACAGCGCGGCCAGTTCGTCCAAGGCCTTGCGGCGCTCGGCATCAATGCGTTTCTTGTAGGCGATCACGTCCTGGTAACGCACACGGCGATGCGTGCCGATCTTGTGGAACGGCATGTCGCCTTTTTCCAGCAACTGGACAAGGAAGGGGCGCGAAACGTTGAGCACGTCGGCGGCCTCCTGGGTCGTCAGTTCAGCGTGGATCGGGATGATCGACACCGCGTTACCCTGGCCGATTTCCGTCAGGACTTCCAACAGCAGGCGTAGCGCCGAGGTCGGGATACGCACGGTGCGTACTGCACCCTTGTCGTCGTGAAAGTCGATCTGCTGGGTGTCGGCGCGTGTCAGGAGCACGGTCGACAGCGCACGGCCCGACTCCCGGGCAAGTGCGACGTCCTCTTGTGAAGGTAGGCTTTTGGGTATGGCGGGAGCGTTCATCGCGTTCTCCTCATGGGCTAAAAATTAGAACAGTTGAGAGTATAAACGAAATAAACGAAAACGAAATAACCGAAACGGCAGAAAAAATTCAGCAATTTCAAAAAGTTAACGGCAAGGAGGGCAAGCGGTCATCGGACACAGCTCGAGCCAAAGCCGAAAAAACACTCGTACAAGCCCAAAGTCCTGGGAATTTCAATAGGAACACCCCAACCAAAGGAGTGTTCCTCATGCAAAACCAAGCCCTTTCTGTTCAATCCGGACGATATCCAGATCGATCCCACCCATACGGTGCCACGCGCATCGCCCTCGACGAGAACGAGCTCGCCACCCGCTGGGGGCTCTCCGTCAAGACGCTACGCAGGTGGCGTCAAACCCAGCTGGGCCCGATCTTTTGCAAGATGGGTGCCCGGGTCACGTACCTGATCAACGAAGTCGAAGCCTACGAGCGCAAAGTCTCGCGCTTCTCGACGTTCTCCAAAGCTTACCAGTAAGGAGCGTCGTCATGGCAGATCAAACCCTCACCGTTTTCCCCGAGCAACTGGCAGAGATGTCGGTGTCCCAACTCGCTAATCTGACCCACGCCCAAAAGTGTGAAGTCGACGTCAATCTGACGCAAGCCAGCACCTGGCTCAAACAGGCCCGCACCAAGTTCGACACCGCTTTGGAGCAGTGCTACGGCGACAAGGCCAGAGCCGCGCTGCTTGAATCCGGACGTGATTTCGGCACCGCCCACATCGCTGATGGGCACCTGGAAATCACCCTGGAATTGCCCAAACGGGTCAGTTGGGATCAGAAGAAGCTGGCCGAAATCGCAGACCGTATCACCGCCGCCGGTGACCGTATGCAGGACTACATGGACATTGATTTCTCAGTGTCCGAATCCCGCTACACCAACTGGCCGCCGGCGCTCAGGGAGCAGTTTTCTGCGGCCCGCACCGTCAAGGCCGGTAAAGCCACTTTCCGTCTTTCACTCAACCATGAAGAAGGAGTTTGACCATGTCGAACTTAATCCCGTTTGAATTTGAATCGCACGCCCTGCGCGTGAACATGGATGCTGCTGGCCAGCCCTGGTTCAATGCCAGTGACGTCTGCCAGCTGCTTGAATTGGGTAATCCGTCTCAGGCACTCAAAACCCACGTTGATGGAGATGACCTCCAGAAAATGGAGGCCATCGACAGCATGGGCCGCGCCCAGCGTGCCAATCACGTTAACGAGTGCGGCTTATATGCGCTCATTATGGGTAGTTCCAAAGACACCGCCAAACGCTTCAAACGTTGGGTCACCCATGAGGTCTTGCCTGCGATTCGCAAAACCGGCACTTATGCGTCAGCCGCGTCGGCAACGTCAGTGGCAACAGTGCCTTCAGTCATTCATGACCGCGTCAACGCCATCCTGTCCATCGGCGAGGCCATCCCCCGAGTGCCTGGTGTGAAGCCTGGCATTGCCATGGCGGCCGTTTTGACCTCGATCCATGAGAACACCGGGCTGGCCTTGGAGTCCTTGCGCAAGGTGCTGCCTGCTGCCAACGAGCCCATCTGCAGCCTCAATTCCACACAGCTTGGTGAACTGCCAGGAATGTCTGTGCGCGTTGTGAACCAACGCCTTCAGTCTCTGGGCTTCCAGTTCAAAAACGATCGTGATGAGTGGGAGCTTACCGACTCCGGCAAGACTTTGGCGGAGGCGCTGCCGTTTTCGCGCAACGGGCACTCCGGCTACCAGATTCTCTGGAATCCGGTGGTGGCCGAGCAGATGCGTGAGGTAGCGTAATGGGGCTGCCCATCATCTCAGCCGAAGAACGGCTCAAAGAGCGCCACAGCGCCAAAATCTGCCTGGTTGGCTTTCCCGGCGTGGGCAAAACCTCGCAAATCAAAACCCTGCCAGCGCAGTCGACACTATTCGTTGATCTGGAGGCCGGTGACTTGTCAGTCAAAGACTGGAGTGGCGACACGGTGCGGCCACGTACCTGGCAGGAATTCCGCGACCTCGTGGTGTTCCTGGCCGGGCCCATGCCCACCGCCAACGCCGACCAGGCCTTCTCACAGGCGCACTTTGATCACGTCTGCACCAAGTATGGAGATCCGGCGCAGCTGGCCAAGTACGAGTGCTACTTCGTTGATTCACTGACCGTGCTGTCACGCCTGTGCTTTGCCTGGTGCAAAAACCAGCCACAGGCCTTCAGTGAAAAAACTGGCAAGCCTGACAACCGGGGTGCGTACGGACTCTTGGGTCAGGAAATGATCACTGCACTCACTCACCTGCAGCATGTGCGTGACAAGCATGTCGTCTTTGTGGCCATCCTGGAGGAAAAGACCGACGACTTCAATCGTCGGTTTTATCAACTGCAACTGGAAGGTAGCAAGACGGCCATTGAGCTTCCCGGCATCTTGGACCTGGTCCTGACCCTGGCCATTCTTAAAACCGACGACGGCACGCCGTACCGGGGGCTGGTGACCCAGGCCGACAACGCTTTTGGCTACCCAAGCAAAGACCGCAGTGGTCGGCTGGATGGGATCGAGGAGCCCCACCTGGGCCGACTGATCGCCAAGTGCCTGGGCCAGACCCCCACCACAGCAACCACAGCCACCACCGCCGCGCCCTGACCGGGCAGGCCAAACCACAACTTTAGCCACCCCCACCGGGTTCAACCTGCGGCAGTTTTGCCAGCAGGTGGGCCCAACGCACCTCAAAACCTGTTTTATTGGAAAAAACATGAACGCAAACTACGCTTCCGACCCTGCCAACTGGGCCGATTTCAACGACGCTGAGTCACAGCAATCGGGCTTCGATCTGATCCCCAAAGGCACCGTGGTACCGGTTCGCATGACCATCAAGCCTGGCGGCCATGACGATCACTCCCAGGGCTGGACTGGCGGTTACGCCACCCAGTCGTTCGAGACCGGCGCGGTGTACCTGGCTGGTGAATTCATTGTCACGGCGGGCCCCTTTGCCAAACGCAAGATGTGGTCAAACGTTGGCCTGTTCTCGCAGAAAGGGCCGACCTGGGGACAGATGGGGCGCACCTTCATCCGCGCCGCGCTCAACAGCGCCCGCAATGTGCTGCCCCAGGACAACTCGGCGCAAGCAGCGGCAGCCCGGCGCATCAACGGTTTCTCCGACCTGGATGGCATCGAGTTTGTGGTGCACGTGGACGTGGAGAAAGACAATCGTGGCGACGACCGCAACGTGATCAAGACGGTGGTCGAGCCCGATCACAAGGACTATGGCCAGTGGTCGGCCTCACTGCATAAGGCCTCTGGCGATGGTCAGTCCGGCGCGCCAGCGCAGGCCGCACCTCGCATTGCGGCGCCCGCAGCATCGACTTATGCGCCCGCCTATTCGCCCACAACTGCACAGGTGTCGGCACCAGCAGCCGTGACTGGCAAGCCTTCCTGGGCGCAGTGATGAAAGACCGCCATGAAATGTTGGGTCTGCGCGCGACAAGCCAGGGGCAGCGGTCACAGCGACAACCGATTCCCCATCGGCGACCGCAGGCGCTATCCCATCGACTGGGTGTTTTGTTCCAGTCGCTGCCAGAACGCCTTTCACTCGCTCTACGGCTCCTGGTCGCGTGCGTTGGACAAGGATTTATCACCGGAGGATGCCGTGCTTGATGCAACACCCCTGGAGCGCGCAGCCATGCGCGTCTGTCTCAAATCCTTTGGTGACGCTGCAAGCACCATTGGATTTGATGTACCCCTGGGGGCCTATTCGCAAGAGCAGGCCCTGTCAGTGATCGAGGCCATCGTCACGGCCTTAGTGGCCGAGATGGCAGCCCAGCACGAACGCCTGAAATTCCCAAGCGTACGCACGACGGGTAAGCCAATGGAGGAAGACCCGATGCGACCCAATGTGCCCCTGGTCGAGAACCCGTTTGCCGATATGGAAAACGACCTGCCATGGGAGGTGAGCTGATGCTTGATTTCAATGCTTCTGCCAGCCTGTCGGAGCGCATCGAGTCCCTGATCGATCCTGCGCTGCAGGCCGAGAACCAGGCGCAAGCTCCACGATCCTATCTTGGCGCATCCCGGCTGGGGGCTGCGTGCGAGCGCCAACTGCAGTTTGAGTACGCCAAGGCTCCGGTGGATACCGGCAAGGAGTTCTCCGGTCGCATTTTGCGTATCTTTGAGCGTGGTCACCGCACGGAGGACATGGTGATTCGCTGGCTGCGATTGGCAGGCTTCATTCTCAAGACTGAGGATGCCAACGGTCAGCAGTTTGGTTTTTCGACGGCCAAGGGACGGCTCAAGGGGCATGTCGATGGCGTGCTCATCGGTGGCCCTGAAGGCTTTTCCTACCCGGCGCTGTGGGAAAACAAATGCCTCAACAGCAAGTCCTGGCGCGATCTGCAAAAGAACAAGCTGGCAGTCTCCAAACCCATCTACGCCGCCCAGCTGGCGCTGTACCAAACCTATCTGACCTTGCACCAGCATCCGGCGCTGTTCACGGCGGTCAACGCCGACACGATGGAAATCTACGCGGAGCTGGTGCCCTTTGATGCGGCGCTGGCGCAGCGCATGTCGGACCGGGGCGCACTTGTGATTCGTGCCACCGAGGCCGGTGAGTTGTTGCCGCGCTCTTTCACTGATCCCACCCACTTTGAATGCAAGTTCTGCTCATGGGCAGAGCGTTGCTGGAGTACCAAGAAATGAACCATGAAAACCCATCACCCCAGACCCCTGCAGACACCGGGCCTGAATTGATGATCGACGCCAAGCTGTCCAGCGTCGCACTACGGTTGCCGCTTTATTGGTTTAGCGACCCGGCCATGCGAGCGAAGTACCGCATCCCGCATTACCTGATTGGCGGTCTGGTTCGCTACCGAATGTCTGAATTGCACACCTGGGCTGCCAGCAACCAAGCGGTCAAAGCGCATGACCCCTGCAGTGATCCCGGTGGCGAGCCGGATTGCGGTCAGCCGGATTCGGGGGTGCCACATGCTTGATTTCAACGAACTCCCTGGCTCGCCGGATGCATCCCCGCATGGCAGGGAGGCCGAGCGCGACGAAATCCGGACCGCCTTGCTGGGTCGCCTGGAGTCTGTCCTGAGCACGATGTTCCCGGCTGGAAAGAAGCGTCGCGGCAACTTTCTGGTGGGTGATGTGATGGGCAGCCCCGGCGACAGCCTGGAGGTGGTGCTCGATGGCGAGAAGGCCGGTTTGTGGACCGATCGGGCCACGGGGGGTGGCGGTGATATTTTCGACCTTTTCGCGGCCCACCTCGGTGCCAACGTCCAGTCTGACTTCACCCGGGTGATGGCCAGTGCATCCGATCTGCTCGGTCGGGCGCACGCCGCACCGGCGCGCAAGGCCAAACCGGCAGCGCCCACCGACGATCTCGGCCCTGCCACCGCCAAGTGGGACTACCTGGATGCCACTGGCAAGCTCATTGCTGTCGTCTACCGCTACGACCCTCCAGGCCAGCGCAAGGAGTTCCGGCCCTGGGATGCGCGCAAACGCAAGATGGCCCCACCCGATTCAAGGCCACTGTACAACCAGCCTAGTTTAATCAAGGCAGATCAGGTGATTTTGGTTGAGGGAGAAAAGTGTGCCCAAGCCCTGATCGATGTCGGGATTGTGGCTACCACGGCCATGCATGGGGCCAGCGCGCCGGTCGATAAAACCGACTGGAAGCCTCTGGCGGTAAAACATGTACTGATCTGGCCGGACAAGGATAAGGCGGGCTGGCAGTATGCCGACCGGGCCGCCCAGGCCGTGCTGGACGTAGGTGCGCTGTCCTGCGCCATTTTGTACCCGCCCGAAGACAAGCCCGATGGATGGGATGCAGCCGATGCCATTTCTGAGGGGTTTGATGTGGCTGCCTTTCTGGTCAATGGCGCGCGTATGCAGGTGCAGTCGGCAGCGGACGAACAAGCACAAGCCGCAGTTGAAAGCGGTGCCCCACAGTCACTTGATGAGGGTGCAGCGAGTGGCGATACAGCAGTTTGGGGCACTGAGGATGCGCTGGCGCTGACTTTTACCCGGCGCTACAAAAATGACTGGCGCTACGTTGCGGCGTGGGGTAAATGGCAGATGTGGGACGGACTTCGCTGGCGCAGTGAGGACACTTTGGCAGCATCGGACCTGGTACGCCACGTCTGTCGGCACGCCTCACTCAAGGCCGCGAGTCCCAAAACTGCAGCCAAACTGGCCGGTGCCAGCACCATTAGCGGCGTTGAACGTCTGGCCCGGGCGGACCGCAGGCATGCAGGCACCACGGATGAGTGGGATGCTGACCTCTGGCTGATCAACACGCCGGGCGGTGTGATCGACTTGCGCACTGGTCGCATGCGAGAGCATCAGCGCAGCGACCGGATGACCAAGATTTGCACCGCCACACTGCAGCCTGGAAGCAGCTGTCCGACCTGGCTGGCGTTTCTGTCGGATGTGACCGCAGGCGATGCAACGCAGATCGCCTATCTGCAAAAGGTGTTCGGCTATTGCCTGACCGGCTCCACCCAGGAGCATGCGCTGTTCTTTTTGTACGGGACGGGTGCCAACGGCAAGTCGGTGTTCGTCAACACGCTTTTTACTATCTTGGGAGATTACGCAGCCAATGCGCCGATGGATACCTTCATGGAGTCCAGGGGCGACCGCCACCCGACCGATCTGGCGGGCCTGCGCGGAGCACGCTTTGTGGGGGCCACCGAGACAGAGCAGGGACGGCGCTGGAACGAATCCAAGATCAAGGAGATCACTGGTGGGGACAGAGTTTCTGCGCGCTTCATGCGCCAGGATTTCTTCACCTACTTGCCCCAGTTCAAGCTGTTGATCGCAGGCAACCACAAGCCTGCTATTCGCAATATTGATGAGGCCATGCGCCGAAGGCTGCACCTGGTGCCGTTCACGATCACCGTGCCGCCAGAAAAGCGCGACAAGGACCTGCAGAACAAACTGCTGGCCGAGCGCAACGCTATCTTTGAGTGGGGCGTGCAGGGCTGCTTGGCATGGCAGCGCGAGGGCCTGGCATTGCCAGAGAGTGTGGTCAGTGCCACCAAGGAGTATTTCGAGGCTGAGGATGCCTTGGGACGTTGGCTTGATGAGCGCTGCGTTCGTGTGCCCAGCGCCAAGTCACTGACCACAGAACTGTTCACGGACTGGAAGCAGTGGGCCGAGGCTGCGGGTGAGTTTGTTGGGCCTCAGCGGCGCTTCTCCGATCTGCTACTCACCCGTGGGTTGGAGAAATGGCGCAACTCGGTGGGCTTGCGGGGGTATCAGGGCGTGGGTTTGAAAGAACAAACGCGCCCCAGTTACACGCCCTATGCGGACAACTGACATGCCGACGCACAAAAAGGACGTCCATCCACTGACGCTGCCGACGCACACATGGACCAGCAAAAGCTGCGTCGGCTGTGTCGGCTACGTCAGTCAAAACAGCAATCTGACGCAGCCGACTTTGCCCAAGCTTAGTTCCTCACACGTGAGGCATGACGCGCAGGTTATGGAAGGTAACCGTAGGGAGCGTCGGCTGCGTCAGGCAACCTATTTTTTAGAAAAAAACATGAGCCACACCACCACACTTTGCCTTGACCTGGGCACCACCACGGGCTGGGCTATGCGCGCACCCGAGGGCCAGATCGCCCACGGCTTTGTCAGCTTTAAGCCTCAGCGTTTTGAGGGCGGTGGCATGCGCTACTTGCGCTTTCGCCGCTGGCTCACCGAGATGAAGGCCAGCGTGACGAACACCCCTGGCACCCACGGACTCCAAAGCCACCAGGAGCCCATTGGCGCGGTTTATTTTGAAGAGGTGCGCCGTCACCTCCGCGTGGACGCCGCGCACGTCTACGGCGGCCTGCTTGCCACGCTCACCGCCTGGTGCGAGCACCACCAGATCCCCTACCAGGGCGTGCCGGTGGGCACGATCAAAAAACACGTCACCGGCAAAGGCAACGCAGGCAAGGCCGAAGTCATTGCCGCCATGCGTGCCAAGGGCCACCCCGTCACCGACGACAACGAAGCCGATGCGCTGGCGCTGTTGCACTGGGCTTTGGAGACCCAAGACCAAACCGAAGACCAAACCGAAGGTCAAACCGAACATCAAGGCGGCACAACATGAAATGTCCACAACCGAACTACACATCGCCCCTGGGGCGTATGCAGCCCGTGGTCACCGATCTGGACGCCATCAAACGTAGCGGCTGGCAGGACCAGCACATCTTGGTGGTTTGCGACGCCGATGAACGTCTGGACTTTTTGGAGCGCCAACTCATTCGCCGCATTGGCGATCGACTCTATGGGAGCGCTCGCCATGAATAATCACAAGCCCCAATGGAGCGCTGACAATGTGACGGCGCGCTTTCAGGCCGCCGTTGTCACTGGCCGGCGCTTACCGCCGGTTCGGGTTCAAGGCTTCTTCAACATGTGGCCGCCTATGGTGCGCCAGGGTTGGGAGCGCTTTGCTGACGATGACCGGGTGATTTACTTTCCCCCGTCCCCCGCCGATGTGGATCTAATGCTGCAAGTCATGGGCTGGGTTCAATGGCTGGACGTTGAGAATCGGCACTTGGTATGGATGCGGGCCGACAACTACGAGTGGAATGAAATTGGTCGTCGTTTTGGGTGCTGCCGCACCACCGCATGGCGACGCTGGAAACTGGCCATTGACTTGGTGGTGCTTCGCCTCAATGAGCCACACTCGCCTTCGTCCAAACAAATGGGGCAGGCATAGCAATGCTTGGCTTCAATGTCCTGTTTTTTGGCAGCTTGTCCATTTTTGAGTCATTTTGGCGTGCAACACATCAGGGGGTTTTAGCGTATATTTTAGCTATCTTCTGGACAGACGTGTGAGCAGTGCCAAGCAGCACAGCCGCACAACCGGCAGACAACAAAGACCCGCTTCGAGCATCTCGCTCCCAGCGGGTTTTTTCATTGGTGGACCACTCTTAATGCAAGCTCTTCAAATCCAGTACCGAGCCGTTGAGGCGTTGATCCCTTACGCCAAAAACGCCAAGCAGCACTCGGACGCTCAGGTAGCGCAAATTGCCGCCAGCATCAGCGAGTTTGGCTGGGGCGCGCAGATCTTGGTTGACGGCAAGAACAACGTGATCGCCGGTCACGGGCGTTTGCTCGCCGCCAGAAAGCTGGCGATGAAGGATGTGCCGGTCGTCTCTATGGACCATCTCAGTGACATCCAGCGCAAGGCGCTGATTCTGGCGGACAACAAAATCGGCGAGAACGCATCCTGGGACGATGCCATGTTGGGTCTGGAGTTAGCCGAGTTGCAGGAGGCCGGATTTGATCTGAACCTCACGGGCTTCACCCAAGACGAATGGGACGCTCTGATTGCAGGCGATGAAAGCCAAGACGGCTTGACCGATGAGGATGCAGTGCCCCAGGTGAGCGAAGTCCCGGTTTCCAAGACTGGTGATGTCTGGCTCCTGGGCGAGCACAAGCTGCTGTGTGGGGACGCCACCAAGGCCGAGGATTACAAGGCGCTGCTGGGCGATGAACTGGTGGACATGACTGCCACAGATCCACCCTACAACGTCAACTACGCCAACACGGCCAAAGACAAGATGCGCGGCAAGGACCGCCCGATTCTGAACGACAACATGGGCGCTGACTTTGGTGGGTTTTTGCAAGCGGCATGCCAGAACATCTTGGACGTCACCAAGGGAGCCGTCTACATCGCCATGTCCTCAAGCGAGCTTGACACCCTACAGGCAGCGTTTCGCGCCGCAGGGGGGAAGTGGTCCACCTTCATCATCTGGGCCAAGAACACCTTCACCATGGGGCGCGCCGATTACCAGCGCCAGTACGAGCCTATCCTCTACGGTTGGAAGGACGGTGCCCAGCACTACTGGTGCGGCGCACGCGACCAAGGTGATGTGTGGCACATCAAAAAGCCGCACAAGAACGATTTGCACCCGACCATGAAGCCAGTTGAGCTCATGGAGCGTGCGGTGCGCAACAGCAGCAAAACACGAGACCTCGTGCTTGACCCATTCGGTGGTTCTGGCACCACCCTGATCGCCTGTGAAAAGTCTGGTCGCCGTGCCCGGTTGATTGAGCTCGATCCCAAGTATGTGGACGTCATAGTCTCTCGCTGGGAATCTTTTACCGGCCAGGAGGCACGCCTTTTAGGCGGCGACTCGACATTTTCTGCTGTGACAAAGCAGCGCTTGAGCGCTCCCGTTTAAGGTGACTTCATGGATGATTTGCTCCATGCGGAAAATGTAAACATTTAAAACCGCACATAATGCGGTGATTATATTGACTCTGCGGCGAATGCTCTGCATAATTACCGCATGAAAAGCGGAGAAGAAATCTACATTTGGCAACTCCAAGCTTGGCCGAACTGGGTCTATGACCACCGGCGGCTGGCATCCTTGCTCGCTCAAGTGCATCAGGCTCAAGGGCATCTGCAAGGGCGTATGTACGACCTTGGGATGGATTTGCGTGACCAGGCGATGCTGCGTGTTTTGACTGAGGACGTGCTCAAGACCAGTGAAATCGAAGGCGAGAAACTCAACGCCGATTCGGTTCGTTCTTCCATCGCCCGCCGACTCGGAGTCGACATCGGAGCACTGGCGCCTGCGGACCGACACGTTGATGGTGTGGTCGACATGGTGCTGGACGCGACACAAAAGCACAACACGCCACTGACTGCCGAGCGCTTGTACGGATGGCATGCGGCGATGTTTCCAACGGGATACAGCGGGCTTTCCAAGATCCGTACCGGTCAGTGGCGGGATGATGCGCAAGGGCCAATGCAGGTGGTCTCAGGATCCATGCACCGTCAAAAAGTTCACTACGAAGCACCCCCAGCGCTTCACCTGGATGCTGAAATGTCGGATTTCATGCGGTGGTTCAACGTCGATCAACAAGATGACCCTGTGATCAAGGCCGGACTTGCGCATTTGTGGTTTGTGACCATCCACCCCTTTGAAGATGGCAACGGGCGGATGGCGCGCGCCGTAGGAGACATGGCATTGGCTAAAGCCGAGGCCTCGGTGCAACGCTACTACAGCTTGTCAGCGCAGATACAGCGTGAGCGTAAGACTTACTATGATCAATTAGAAGCGACCCAAAAGGGAAGCATGGATGTCACAGATTGGTTGGAGTGGTTCCTGGCATGCTTGCTCAGATGCCTTCAGGGCGCGGAGCATACGCTCGCTTCAGTACTGACTAAGGCGCGCTATTGGCAGCATTGGGCAGGCATGCCGATGAATGAGCGTCAGATTAAGTTGCTCAACAAGATTCTGGACGACTTTGACGGCAAGCTGACCAGCAGCAAGTGGGCATCGATTGGCAAATGTTCGCAAGACACTGCGCTGCGTGATATCTCGGATCTGCTGGAGCTTGGAGTTTTGAGGAAGTCTGATGCTAGTGGTCGCAGCACAAGCTATGAGCTGACGCTGCTGACATAAAGTTGCAGCTACGTCGATTTTCCCGCCTATTTCTTTAGCCCAGACGGGTCAAGGTAGCGACCGTAATCTCCACCGGTGGGATCGATGAATAGAAAATGTGCAAATGGATTTACCGCTAGGAATCCAGTCGCTTGATGTCGCGATAGAAATTTTCATGCGGGCCGACCATCAGCAGTTTGAGCGTGTTTTCGTCCAGGATGCGGTACGCCAGCAAGCACAAGAGGTTGCCCATGCGAAACTTGTACACCCGCACGCCTGCGAGGTCGCCAACCTTGATTTCGCCGATTTCCGGCTCACTGGCGACAACCCGCACAGCTTCGTCAAGGTTGACTTTCTGCTGGCGGTGCAACTTCTTAACCGCCCGCTCGAAAGTCGGGGTGACAAGAATGCGCATCATCCGAACTGGTACTCGCCCACAGGCGCTTCCTGTTCGGCGATCAGAATGTCGCGGATGACACTGAACGGCAGGTCTGGGTTTTCGGCAGCGATCTTACCGATCTGTGACCAGTATTCGATTTGCTTGGGTACCGAGCGATGCTCGATCGTGCCGTAGCGCTTGGCGGTTTCGACCAGGGCTTCTGGCAGTTTGACATTGATGGCCATGGGATCCTCCGTTGGAATGGCCCATTGTAGTCCGTAATGGTCTAAAATGGAACTCATCTGTCGTCGCCAGCACTCTGCGACCGCAGGAGCATCAGGCGATTGAGTAGGTGCGTTCGCCACCGGGTGATTTGCTGGAGGTGATTTCCAGGCTCAGTTTCTTTTTAAAGGCTCCGGCAAAGGTGCCGCGCACCGTATGGGATTGCCATCCGGTGGCCTCGCAGATTTGCGTGATCGTTGCGCCCTCGGCTCGCTTGAGCATCGCAATCACCTGGGCTTGCTTGCTGTTGTCACGCGTGCGTGGCTTGGCTGCAGGACTTGCTTCAGCAGACTCAATCACTGCGTCCAGAGCCGCCAGTGTGATGGGCGCTCGGCGAGGTATTCCCAATGCTTCGTAGCCCTCAGCGGCCACAAACCAATGGGTGCTGTCGGTCGTGATCAACGCCCGGTTGAAGAGGCTGTCGAGAACTTTCTTTCTGGCACCGCCCTTGAGGGTCTCGGGAAACCAGACCAGCTTGCCATCCGTATTAACAGCGGCGTGGTTGAGGATTTGTTGCTGCGTTGCGCTCAATTGCGCTGTGGCTGTCGTGGCTGTGGTTGCTGTGGTTGCTGTTGCGGTCATGTCGATCCCCTGATCACTGTTTGGGTTGGGTTTGTGAAGCGGTGGCAGCGGCGTTGCGGCCTGCCTCAAAGGCGGCTTGCAAAGCGGTTTTGATGGCCCAGACGCTCACGTCGTGAAAGTCGAGGCTGTCGCTGCTGCGGGTCTCAAGGGTTGCGATAAACAAGTGGTCCAGTGCGATTTGCTGGAGTTGTTGGTCTCGTTTGGTGTTGCTCATGATTGGGTTTCCTTTGGGTTGTTGCTGCTGTTCCTATGAACGCTCTGAACACAAGTAAAGCCAAGTCCTGAACCCACAAGTCCCGCAAATAGTTGAGAACATTTTTAAGACTGTCGACTCCATGCCACTGTCAGCGCCAACCCCTTGCAGACACCCCGGATGCGGCGCTGTGTTGGTAAAGCCTGGCTATTGCGATACCCATCGCAAAGCGGTGCACCGCGACTACGGCCGTGCCCGCAGAGGCTTTGATGTGGAGTTGGGCTTTTACTCATCGGCGCAGTGGCGTGCAGTACGTGCAGCCTTCCTGCGAACACACCCCACCTGCAGGGCCTGTGAGGCCAAGGGTCGCTTGACCCCGGCGGTGGTGGCTGACCACGTACAGCCCCTCAAGGCAGGCGGCGCACGGCTTGATGTGGCCAATCTGCAACCTCTTTGTATCTCGTGTCACAACCGCAAGACGGCCAGCGAGCGGGCTGGTTCTTAAACGAGTTCCAGCGTCTTGATGGATTGGTAAGTGTCTTGCTGTGCCAGTTCCCACAGATCGAGTGTCTGCTGCATGCCCAGCCAAATTTGTGGGCCATTGCCCAGGGCTTTGCCCAAACGCATGGCCATGTCCGGCGTTACCGTGCGCTTCTCGTTGATCAGTTCTGAGACGCTCAGCCGCGACACACCGATCCAGTCGGCAAAGTCCTTCTGGGTCATCTTGAGCGCAGGCAGAACGTCCTCACGCAGAAGAGCGCCTGGGTGCGTTGGCCGACGCTTGGGGTCGCGCAAAGAATGAGTAGCCATTAGTGATAGTCCTCCAGATTGACAACGATAACGTCCTCGCCATCAAAGGCGAATGTGATGCGCCAGTTCCCTGAAACCGACATGGCCCATTGGCCTTTCCGGTCGCCCTTGAGTGGATGCAAGAACATGCCTGGAATCTTCAACTGCTGTGGGTCCGCCGCGTCGTCTAGCAAGTCCAGTATCCGTTGAACTCGACCCACATACTGGGCCAAGATGCCTTTGGTCTCGCCTCGGCGAAAGAACCGCTCCAGACCTTTGTGTTGAAAACTTTTGATCACAAATCAAGTGTAATGCAAGTCATGGTTTCGTGCAATCTGTGAGATTGCATCATTGGTCATGCTAGACCCCCCCCTAGGGGGGTCAAATCTCTACAGATCGATGCACCAAATGCGTGCGCTTGCACAGATTTTTGCGCGTGCAAATTGAAAACATTTTTTTGAAGAATTGAGCCCACCCCCATGGCTGGTCGTAAGCCGCTTCCTCTGGCAATCAAACAGATCAAAGGCACCGTTCAGAAATGTCGGACCAACCCCCACGAGCCCCGGCCCACCAAGGCTTTGTGCACGCCGCCCGAGTACATGAGCGACGTGGCCAAGGAAGCCTGGAACTACGCTGTGGCCAATTCACCGCCTGGACTTTTGTCCGCGCTTGATGGTGCCGTGCTGGAACGCTGGGCCAACTGCTCGGGTCTGTACCGCGAGGCGCTGGCCAAGATCAATCGTGCCGGTGTGTCGGGAATGATCATCAAGACACCAAGCGGCATCTTGCGTCGCTCCCCGCTGATGGACGTGATCCGCGAGCTGGCCATGGAGATGAAGGTCTAGCGAAGCGTCATAACGCTAATGCATTCGATAAATATTTTGCAGTTGACATTAAAAACTCATCAGGAAAGCCCTAGAATCATGCGAATTCGCACAAACGTTCCCCTACAGAACGGCCCCCATCGCGCTTGCTGATCGTGACACGGCACCGCGGTAGCGTGGCAAAACACCTCTTACTACATGACCAGCCGCCGCGCCCAACTTCAAGAAGACACTTATTTCAGGGTCTTGCGCATGCTGCAAGCCGACCCCGACGTCACTCAACGCGAGATTGCTGAACGGCTGGGCGTCAGCACCAGTGGCCTGAATTACTGCCTCAATGCGCTCATCGACAAAGGCTGGGTCAAGGTGCAGAACTTCAGCCAATCCAAAAACAAGTTTGGCTACATCTACGTGCTCACCCCGCAGGGCATGGTTGAAAAAGCGTTGCTGACCACGCGGTTTCTCAAACGCAAGATGGCCGAATACGACGCCATGAATCTGGAAATAGACGCGCTGACGTCAGAAATAAAAAGCACCACAACCGCGCCCAATTCGGACAAAGCATGACCCCCAGCACTCCTGCCATTCAAGTCACTCCCGTCATTCTGTGTGGCGGTTCAGGCACACGCCTTTGGCCTTTGTCGCGTGCGGGTTTCCCCAAGCAGTTCCTTTGCCTCACCGGCGACGACAGCCTGTTTCAGCTGGCCGCCAAGCGCTTAGCCG